CTTTGAGTTTCAACAACAGTAACTAAATGATCTGCTCCAGTAGCAGTATTAACTAAGCGAACAGCAGTTGCCGAAGCAAAACTAGTCGCTGCACCTGTTGTAGTTGGTAGTTGCGCTTCCGCAGCTTTAATCAGTGTCCTAGACATTTTTATATGACTGTTATGTTTTATTTATAAATTACTCTTCTTCCTCAGTAGGTTCCTCAGTTGTAACCTCGGTTTCCATCTCTGCTTCAACCGCCGTATCTGGTTCTCCAAAGGTAGAACCAGCAACTACTTGCCTATAAGCATCAACTCTTGCTGCAGTTTTTGCATAGAGTAAATCTTTAATGGTGTCACTGATTTGGGAAGGTGATTCATCAGTAACCATCATATCTAGAAGTTCTTCCATTTATAATAAGTATGATATACTACCGGTATTTATACTAAATCTCTCCACCCTTTGGCATTTCTGGTGCTTCAGTAGAACTTCCATCAATATCTGGTTCCATTGGTGCTGAAATATTTTGACCAACTGCTGGGTCTTCTTCAGCAAAAGGCAATCCAGTTGCAGGGTCAATCGTTGCTGGATCCGCAATAATTCCCTTCTTTATTTCCTCTGCAATAATCTTATCCTGTTCAATAATTTCCATATCAGTTTGACGCAAGATTTGACGACGAACGTAATCTTGAGAATAATACTTGCCAATATAAGGTTGGGCAGTTTGTAGTAGAGTCAATCTTTCATTCATTAACTCAGTTTCTTTCAGTTCTGAGAAATGATTGTCATATAAGAAATCATACTGAATATGCTCACTCATTTTATTCCAGTCTTCTGGAGTAACAATGTTCTTCAGAAGAAGTTGAGTTTTGAGCATATCATTGAACATATTTGAGAATCTTTTCCTCAAACGTCCAACAAACTTAGTAAACTTCAGTTCGTCTCTAAGAATTTCAGATGATCTACCAAGATTAAATCCACCTTCACCATCCATTCTAGATGGGGGAACGTTGAGTGCTCTAAATAATTTCTTCTTAAAATACTCAATATCTGTGATTTCTCCTAGGTTTTGTCCACCAGGTAATGTAGAAATTTCTGTTCCTCTACCGCCTTCGCGACGTGGTAACCAGAAATCCTCAAGCATACTCATATGCTTTTTGTCATCACGAATCTCACCAGTGCTAGAATCATACACAAGTTTGTTACGATATCTCTGCATAACATCACGCAGATATTGTTCTGCCTTAACCTTAGGCAAGTTACCAACATCAATATAGAAAATTCTACGCTCAGGTGCTCTACTTAAACGATAGATGACTAAAGCATCCTCAATCATTCTCAACTGGTTGAGTGCTTTGATTGACTTATGAAGATATGAAAGTGTAATTCCTTTATTTCTATCTACAAGACCAGAAGTGCAGTAAGTAATAGCATCCTTTGCTATCTTAATTCCTTGACTTCCCCCACTTTGCATTGCTGAGGTAGTTCCTCCCCCTGATTTTGGATTGTAGATAAAGAACTCTTCAATCTCAGGAAAATCATACTCCATAGGATCTTTCAATCCTCTAAGTTGATTATTGAGAGTTTGTATTTCTCCGGGTTTTTTCTTTTGCTGGCGGAGATAACGCATTTTCATTGCGTCAATATATCGCAATTCTTTAATCCCTTCTTGGGGATTTTTCATATCGATAATTTTATGATAGTAAATACGACCATCAACATACCAATTTCTGTAGATTTCATGAGACTTTTTACCAAAGTCTAAAAGATCTAAAATATGCTTAAATTCTTTTCTAATCTTTGTTTTAATACCATCACTAGCATTAAGATTTGAAAGTTCAATCTCTACAGGACTATCATTTGTATCAGAAACAATTGCTTCATTTACAATATCTTCAATTGCACTATCTACTTCAGGATGAAGAGACATTTCACGATATCGTTTGATTAAATCAAACTCACTTCTGAATACACCTTCAAGATCTACGTAGCTACCAAAAAAACCACTAGTCGCATAGTGATCAACCGAATCCTCATCATTGGGAGGAACGGGTGATACAGCACTTTGCGGTAGTGGTTCGGAATTCTCAATAGAGAATCCAAATAACTTTGACGACATAATGATTTATGGTTTAGTCCTATCAATATATTTATGAAAGGACTAAACCCAAGATATCAAGTCTCTTCTGGTTCAGATAATTGTCCTCTATTCCAAGAATTAACTTGGAATTCTACAGTAAACTCTTCAATCTGATCGCCATTGTCATAAGACAAGTCAATCTGAGAAACATTAGTTGGGAAAATATCGATAAAGTTATACTGTGCAAGTACAACATTATTGTTACCGGAATTGTCTTGACTCGACATTTCCTTACCCCTACCAAGTTGATAAACGGTAGCGTTGGACATATATGCTGCTGGTAATGTAGCACCGATGTTATTGGCAAGTCTTGCCATATGCTCTACCCATGCTTCAAATGCATATCTGAGACCAAAGTTTTCATCGTTGATAACTGTTACAGTCCAGGTATCAACAGTTCTATCACCAGCAACTTTGAAGATGCGTCCTCTAAAAGGAACATCAATCTGTGCAATATTGGATGCAGGAAGTGCTGCCGACTTACACATAAACTGGAACGTATCAGCATCCCATGCCGCTGCAATTGCATCGGGGAAAGTCGTTAATTCGACCTCAAACAGATTGGGGCGAGCGCCGCCACCAATCAGTCTGGATTTAAAAGCGGATAAGCTTTTGTTTGATCTTGTAGCCATTGTTTTACTTCTCCTTTAGGTATTTATGTTATAGATTATCAAACTCTACCTGCTACTTCTTCAAAACTAATACCCGTGCGTGTAGCAACGAATGTTAGAGTGACGTAGTTAATAGACTTGGCAGGTTTCAGGTAGATATCTGCTCTAAACTCATTGTTATCAATGATATCAGGAGTGTTGTTGGTCTCATCGCAAATAACGAGGAATCCAAAGAGACCTCTCTTCGCTTCAACATCACGGAGATAAGGCTCAACAATGTTTCTAAAGTTTGCTCTTGTCAACTCATCGTTTAGTTCAAAGAGTTGTGCGTTTGCTGCACTCTCAAGTGCTTGCTCAATAGTAAGGAACAAACGGCGAACGTTAATTCTGTCAAATGCGGATGCATAAGACAACGCGGTCTTATCTCCAAAGAGATATGTTCCTGTTCCAGACTGGGTTACAAAGGAGTTAATTCTGTTGGGATACAGTTTATCTCTCTGTGCCTTGGATGGATTGTATGCAAGTTTGATTGCATTATTCAATGTACCTCTTGCTTGTCCTGCAGGTGAGAACCATGGGAAAGCAACAATGTTTGTACGAGTCATCATACCAGCAACGTCAGCGTTGCAAGGTACGTAACGGAACTTGTTATTAAAGCGGTCATACATGTACTTATAACCACTATCAAATGCGGCATAAGATGATGAAGTTAATGGACTAAAATACTCAATCAGATTATCTGTTTGGGTTGTTGTGTTAGATTGACCAACCAAATCTGCTCTATGAGGACCAACCAATGCCATACAATCTTTTCTTTCTTCTGCAAGAGAGATTAGATAGTTTGCTTTTGCTTGAGACTCTTCTTTAGAAGAAAGACCTGGACCCATGATTAGATAATCAACCTGAATTTCATCCTTATTCTGAAGGTATGAATATGCAGTTTGAAGATCGCCAAGTGTAGCAGTCATTCCGCCACTTGCACCATAGTCTGCACCACCCTTCAGGGTGTATGAAATGTTACCGATCGCAGAGAACGTTACGCCTTGTGCTGCTTGTCCCCATGTACCGCCGCCGGTTGTGACTGCAGTGAAGGAAGCAGACTTAACACCAGTATAAGCACTGAAACCAGTTGCTCTTGGTGCTGTTCCATGATACAAATCGACTGCTGCCGATGGACTCTTACCTGCATATACGTTAGCAGAGAAGTCAGCAATATAATCCTTATAGTAAATTTTCTGTGGAGAATTTATGGCAGAAATGGTATCAGTTGCTTTAGAAAGACCAATGTGCTTCTCAAGAACGTTACCTTGAATGCCTGTTACAGAACCCTTATCATCAACAACGACAACGTGAATACCGTCACCATAACCGTTTCTTGTAGAAACAAAGTTATTTGAGGTTGGTTTTGGTGCAAGGGACTTCCAGTATACGGTTGAGTTAGTCAGACCAAGAGTCTGCTGATCATACCAGTCAACTGCAGAAGTAACAGAAGCATTTGTAATTGTTCCAACGCCAACGCCTGAGGTGTTGGTGAATTCCAGATTCTTTGTAGTCTTAAATTCGCCGTAAGCAGTTCCTTCTTGATAAGAAACTCTTGATTCAGTTGCTCCACCGCCAACAGTGTGGACACGGGAAACAATCTTAACGTCGAAGGTGCTTGCTCCTGTTGCTGATGTTGTAACACCAGTGACGATTCCCTTAATGTATCCAGCAAATGTGCTTGTCGAACCTGAACCAGGAATAGTTGATCCATCAAGGGACGCAGTAACGCCTGCTCCGATGGTAACTCCTGCTGCCAAAGGACTTGTAGTATTGATGCCGATTGTTTGGTCTGCCAGGTCATCAATAACACAAACTTTAAGATCGTTTGCCCATGTGCCTGGGTTCTTAGCAGCCCAAGTAAAGTCTGTTGCAGTGGTGTGGTTCTCCGAATAATCGTCGTAGTTGTTGACATCGAGGCTAGTAGTATTAGCAATACCAACACCTGCGTTAGCATTGTTTAAATTACTGCCACCTGCTCTTACAACTTTAAGAACGCCGCCATACGAAAGGTAGGAAGAAGCAGACATCCAATACTCATATTGAGCATCATTGTTGGATGGCTTACCGAATACATCGATAAGTGCTTGCTCACTATCAACTTGAATACACTCATTTACAGGACCGATCGCGAAAGGACCCGCAATTGCTCCAATATTATCTAAAACATTATCAACTCTACCCTTGGTTAAGTCAA